CAGCAGCAGTCGCAAGAATATTTGACTGTGTGCCAGCACGTGTTGGGTGATCGGATGCGCAGAGAGTCTTGCCATCACCACCTGTTACACCTGAACCACTGAATGCGTTGTTCAAGACATTAGCACCTTTGATTTCCTTAGTGGAAGCCATTGATCTGGCCAATGCTTTTGTATAACGAGATGAGATAGATCCGTAAAGACCATCTTCCTCTGCTTCTTCTGTAATGCTGAAAGCAAGAGCAATTGTCTCATGCTGATATCTAGCAGTGTACTGCTGAGATGCCGAATCATAAGAAACTGCTGCACCTTCATTTTTGACTGGAGCATTTCCAAAACCCTCAAGTAGAAGATCTTCTTCAAAAGCCTTCTGTGAGTTTGTGGTTTCAAAAACTGCTTGCCACTCTGGTGGATAGCGATCGTACTCAAGACCAAATAGAGTATTCAATCCTGGTTCGAGCATTTTCGCAAATTGTGCTCTATTCATAGACATTATTCATACCCTCCTATATTCCAGCTGTGTCTTTGAGGATATGCTCATTAATAAGCACCTCAACGACAGCATTTGCGCCGAAAGCATTTTCTGGAGAATCATAAAGTCCAATAATTTTACAAGTAGCAGTACCTGTTCCCATGCTGGAGTTTAATTGAAAACCAGATTGACCAGTGGTTGTAGAACCTGCATCAGCGACAACATCAGCACAATTACCGATATTAGTCTGAGCAGGAGAACCATCTGACATTACTTTATACACAATGTATGGATCATCGTAAACGTATGCGATGATATTTGTTGCCGTAGTTCCTGATGGGAAATACTGAGCATAGACGTAAGATCCGTCACTTGCGGTATATGATACCCCAGCAAACACACCAATGTTATTTGTCTCTGTAGCAGTGTGAGGTGTAATAACACCATCTGCTGTCAGAATGCAAAGATCACCTGTAAAGATATTCTCTGCCAAACCACTAGTAATAGTGTATTTGTTTGCACGAGGAGCAAAACCACTCATGTGTCGGAGTGGGACGAACCCAAAAGCAGCATCTACATTTGCCATTTTTACTCTCCTTTATAGAGTTAGTTAATCATTCATGACAGAGACATCCCTGCCACGACTCGAAGTTGATTTCCGATCCTGTTGAATCGAAATGCCTCCTGTCCTTGCCATCGCATCAAGCTCTCCTGGAATAGCTTCATTTTGATCTAAGTTCTTGCCTTGGTAATATTCTTTCATTGCTTTGAATTTTTCCTCTGGCATTTCACAAAGTATCATTCCTTCTACTCCAATCGAACCTGCCCATTGACCATGATTGATAGTTGGGTATCTCTGATCTTTCACTGTATCAGCAGCACGAGGATTCCAGCCTGCACGCATACGTTTGTATACATTATCTGGAGTGTCTTTACCTTGAATCGAGGTAGCTATCCATCGTTGAACCATTCCAGGACGAGGATTTGGAGCGTCCAACAATGAGGGTGGTTGCCAAGCAGTATCAGGTCTTGCCTGCTCTACTCTGACATCATTTCGGGTTTCACTTGCACGAACATTACGTTTCTCTGTCATGGGATTATCCTCCTTGTTTCTGTTTTTGGATCTCAGCAGCATATTGCTTCAATCCTTGTTCAGTGGTTATGCCTAGTTCCCTAGCCATTCGGAGTTGATCCTGTGACATGCGAACCCTGTTACCTTTGTAAGTAGAGCCACCTGCAGTGGGTGCTACTGTCCTGCTTTTTGCTCTTTGCTTACTTGGTGATTCCCCTGAGTCTTTAATGATCCCAGGAAAAACTTTTGAAAGACGACTATTAAGCTCAACATAATAATCATCTGAATCTTTATCAAAACCTTCAATATCTAATTGAACGTCTATTGCTCTTGCTGCAGAAGTTTCTCTCTCAAAGCCTTGTGCGTTGAACCAACGATTCTTTTCCCACCAGTCCATGGCTTTTGCTGGTGCAGGTGCTTGTGCTGCTTGTTGAGCACGACCTACTGTTGGAGAAACTGCTTGACTTGCTTGCTGTTGCTTTTGCATCTCAGCAATGCGCATCGCAGCACGCATATCTGCAAGTTGCTCTGAAAATGCTACTTGCGCTTTCGTATCACCATTCTCAACAGCTTTTTCCAAAGCTCTTTTGGTTTGGTCATAACGATTATTAAACTCTTTTTCAGCTTGGTTCTGATTGCCTTGTTCCAATCTTGCAAGCCTTGCTTCAAGTTGCGCATTTTGTTCTTGAAATTGTTTAGCTTGGACTTCAGCTTCCCTGCGTTGGTCAACAAGCTTTTTAATGCGTTTTTCAACTTTCTCGCTATATTTGTTATCATCTTCCTTTTCTGGCTCTTCAGCTTTAACCTCTTCGACAGGTGCTTCATCAGCCACCTCTATTTCTAGATCATCGACTTTTCCATTCTTGCGTTTGGCTTCTTTGATCTCGTCATTGATCTCTTGTAGTATAGGATTGCTCTCCTGTTCCATTTCTTTTGCCTCATTCAACATATGCTGTAACACTCACTTCCTCAGGCAAGATCGATGTGATCTCGTCATCGTTCAATAGTAAAAGTTTGACACCATTGACAGTTAGTTTCTGTCCAGCATACTTGCCGTATGATACCCTGTCACCTTCCTTTGGCCATTCACCATGCCATTGCTGACCTGTGTCTCGATCTTTGTATGCCAACTCACCCATGGCAATAACTCTGCCAAAGGCTGTTAGATACTCTTGATTGTCAACTGTCATAGATGGCAAATAGATGCCTCCTTTAGTTTTTGCCTTTGCCTGATCTGCTTGGACTAGAACTTTCCAGCCCATAGGCTTCGGGAGTTGGTGAGTGCCTAATGTTGAATTAGACTCTTCGTCTTGTATAATCGCATGTTGATGAGACATGTCATTCATCCTCTTCATTAAGTTTTTTAATCATTTCATCGATGATGATCTGGGCTTCGTCTAAACCTTTTGCAACACCGACGTTTTTGTGATACGAATTAAAGTCGGTCATCCGACCATTAACCATATCACTGGCTATCGTCTTTTTCTGGTTCTCTAGTTGAGTCTTTATCTCCCTCAACACTTCTGACAACGTCATCTTTTTTCTTTCCTGCGTCGCCACTCATAGAAACGCCAGTTACAAAGACTGTTACGTCTTTATTTTCCATAAGCACCTTTTTTCTTCTTCATGGTCTTTTTCTTTTTAGTCATTGGCTTTTTCTTTTTCATGCCCATTTTCTTCTTTCCTCCGTGATCCATCTTTTTACCTCCTTTAGATATTAACGATGAAAACTGTGCTCTATTCATGACTTTTTAGTAGTCTTTTTAGTTTTACTCTTTTTCTTGCCACGAATCAAGTCTGAATCTGCTTTTCTTGCTCCACCCTTACCTGTAGCAAACGACCTAACACGTCCAATCGCCCATGATGTTGGGGTTTGGCCAGGACGAGAGCCAGAAGAATAATATGCTCCCATGCCTCTTTTTGCTACTTTTCTCAGGGTTGATTTTGATATTCCAGAAGATTTAGAATATTTATCGAGTGCTGCCTCAAGACCACCACCCTTCTTTTTCTTACTACTTTTTTTTGCCGTAGCCTTTTTTGACATTCTTAGATCTCCTCTTTGCTATGCGTTCCATTTCTGCTTTCGTAAGTTTGCCCTCACGATATTTTTTGGCTGTGCTCTTTATTTCTGCCTCTTGTGCCTTTTTGTTCTTTGCACCTCTGACATAAATCTTGTTAACACCTCTTTTTGTTTTTGGTTGCTTCTTAAATTTACGTGCCATTCTCACCTCCCAAAGTAGATAGTGCTGCAGTGGGTGCTGCACCTATACCTAACAATCGCATTAATTGGCCAAGAGCACCAATAGGTTTTTCATCATCTGGTCTTTCATGAAAAAATTTTTCTGAGTAAACTTTTGTTTCTGGATCTATATCTCTCAAAAGCTTTACTTGATCGCTCTCAGGGATCATACGAACAAGTTGCACTGGATCTCCCAAACTTTCTAAAGCACGAGTTCTGTGCCTGCCTTCGTGACCAGCAATGCGAAGTCCTGTTCCAGGAGTCTTAGCAGACTTGTCATAAAAAGATAAGAAAGGTATATCATCAAATGCAGTTCCGTCTCTATACATGTCCTCATATTGATATTGTTTATCAAGAACTTGTCTTCTTATGTCTGGCATCTCATCAGGTATTCGCTGTGCCAACTCTCTGAAGTTGGGTGGTGGCATTAACACAAGATCTGAAGAACCCTCTGATGCTTCTCTCAAAGCTTGAAACACAGGCATTGGTTCATAGTATTGAAACATTTGTGGAGCTTCTGTCATAAGCTTCTCAGCCTTCTCGCCAACCTCCTCATACATCTCTTCTGGACTCATGTAAACATTGCCTTTGCGTTTTAAACTACGCAACCAATCAACCACTCCTTGTGTTGCTTCTTCTGCTATCTTTTTAAAAGCACCCATTAATCCTCAGCTTTCGATATTGTTTTACCAGTTATGTCTGCTTCATTGCTTCCGTAAATTTTTTCGAAAAAATCATCTTCGCTCCAACCTTCTCCTGATTCATCTCCTAAACCAAGAGCCTTACCAACTTCTGGATCTCCCTCAACACCAGATCGTAGATATATATTCCAAGCTTTTTTGTTTTGTTTTGTGAGTGAGTCAGTCTCATCAATAAAATCTATTATTTGATCATCTGTGTATCCAAAATCATTTTGAAGTTTTTCCAGAGTTTCAGCCATCTGATTGTTAGGAACAAGCATTTCTAGTTCATCTGCGTCATTAACTTTACTTTTTAAATTAAAATATTTTTTAGCTTGAGAAAGTTGTGATGAAAACTCAACAACATCTTCTGCTATGTCTTCCGTTGGTCCATAATTAAAACCAGCACCAAAATCTGTGAAATCCATCAATCTACCAATAACACTAGTTTTTGATGGTTGTCCTAAATTTTTCACAACAGCACCCACTGCTTTTTTTGTAATAGGTTCAAATGGAACTTTATCAACCTCGTCCAGAAAATCAAAGTCATCTACAATCTTACCGACAGGAACTTCACTTAATGCTCCCACTGCAACTGGTGCTGCAGCTATTTTTGCTATCGAACCTCTCTTTGATAAATCAACTGGTGTTTCTTTGCCTGTTTTTGTGCTAAGACTAGACAAGAAACCTCTAAGTGGCTTTGTCATAACTTTTGTAAGAGGGAATGCTTCAGCACCTGTGAAAACTAAGCCGACTGTTGGTGCTACATAATCCAAAGCATCTTGTGCTTTGCCGAAGTCTCTTTTTGCTTCTTGACCTCCGAACAATAATCCTGCAGGTGTGAAATCCAATACGCCAAGACTCTCAACAATCCCTTGGGATGGGTCAGTAGTGCCTGTTATCCCTTGTGCAATCTGACGAGAACCACCTCCACTCAATCCACCATATTGCGTAAGTAAGTCTCGTATGACTGCTTCTGTTCTTTCTCTGAATGTTGGATCATAAGCTTCAAGTGTTGCACCTTCTTGGCTACGAGAAAAGATTGGTTTATCGTGCTTCATACTTGACCTCCTGATAGTTCTTTCGCCAAAACTTTCAATGTGTCTTGGAAACCTTTGTCAAGTTCCTTTGCAGCCATCGCAAACTTTTTTGGACTTACTTTGTCTGTGTTAATCTTTTTCTTTTCTAAAAAACTTTTTGCTGCTCGGATCTCAGCTTGTGCTACTTTTTTGATTGCTGCTCTACTCATATCACCATGCCTTGCAAGACCAATATCTTGCTTTTGTCTTTGGTCCAGGATTATCACAGTTATGTCTGTCTCTAAAATTTTTCCTTCTTCCTGGTTCGTTCTTTCTTATTTTCATATTAGGATCACCAAAAGTAACTCTTTTGACTTTGTCGCCATCTTTGACATACACAACAGACTTCTTCTTGCCATAGCTGGGTTCACCTTTGCCTATGCGTCTAGGTTTGTTGAGAGTAACTTTTCTGCCTTTGTATGTTGCCATTACTTCTTCACTTTTTCTTTTGCCCTGATTTGTTCTTTCGCTTTCTTTGCGATTTGGGCTTGTTTGTTTTTCCCAGATACTTTGGCTCGCTGTTCCATGACTGTGAGGATTTGGATCTTCCTAGCAAATGGTTTATTAATCTTTTTAATCTTACGAGCAGTTGCTTGGGCATCTGCCACAGTGGCAAATTTAATAGGGACTGTGTCTTTGGGATTTTCATCTGTGTACAACCTCCTGTCTGATCCTTTTGGCTTTTTGCCTGTCCCCTTTTTTGGGTCTGGTTTTTTCTTAGCCATCTACTTTTTGTGCACCTTTTGGATCTCGAAAGAAGCTTTTTTAGAAGCACCCTTGTGAGGTTTGTAACCTGTTGGTGGATTCTTCATTAACTTAAAACCTTTGCCAGCCTTCATCCAGTGAAAACCTTTAGGTGCGTCTACTGCTTTTTTTGCCACTTTTCTTACCTTTCTTTTTCTTGTTTAACTTTTTAAAATCAGCACCAGTGATCTTGTCTCTGGGCTTCGCCACTCTTGCAAGCTTCTTTTGTTTTGCTGAATACTTGCTGAAAGGCATTACATCACCTTTGGACCACCATGACCGAGGATGTTGTCCATCATCTCAGACATGTCACCACCGACTTTCATGATCTTGACTTTGACGTTGCCTTCTTCCTCTTCTTCGTCCTCAGACTCCGCACCGACACCATATTCCATTTGATGACAAAGCAATAAAAAGTTGACAAGTTGCTCTTCTGTCAGCTCTAAGCCTTCAGAGTCATGAGCAAAACCCATCTTCTCCATGAACAGCTCTGCATTGTTCTCCATGTTGTCTACTTCTATTTCAGCCATTTTGCTCTCCTTTGTTTATTTAACATACCACAAGATAATCAATTAATTGGA